CTTCAGTGTCGATGTTTCTATTGATAGCGTGAGTACCTTCAATGTATTCTCTGATGTCAGAGGTGATACGTCCGGTGCTCAAAAACTTTTGGAAGGATTTCGCCAAGGTAAGAACCTCTTCCGCTTTGCCCTCGTCACCTGCATACATTCTCTCAATGATTGGCTTAACTCTTCTGAGGAACAAACCAAAGGATTTACCTGCGTGATTTAGACCGAAGTTAACGAGCTCATAAAACAGCTCATAACGTAACTGCATAGCTCTAACTGATTTTACTCTCGAAGGTAATCTAAACTCAATACCGTAACCTCTATTCTTAGCAGGTACGTACTTGGTTTCTCCTCTCCAATAACTTGAATCAGTTCTCATCTCGACATTGCTTCTGCAGTAGTGATTCGCAATTCTGAGTCTAAAAACACTATAAAGAATTCCGCAGTAAGGACGTAGTGCATTCATTAACTGCGTACCATTAATACCTGCTACCGATATCGTTGTATGCATTGAACAACGGTAAGTGCTTGGGCTCCTGTCCTCCTCAATGATATGAGAAGCCTCGTGAAACATATTGAACACTTTGCTTCTCCAAGCAGATTTAGGTAGTAATGGAATGATGTGCGTAACTGCTTCAACGCCACAACTTGAATCCTCCTCGAACGTTTGAACCAAAGGTAACTCAGTCATTCTTGCTCCTCTCGCAGTTCTACCTGCAAATGAAGATTTCTCAATCTCAAAACCTATTTTAAATCTTGCGCTTCCTGTAGCTGTAACCAAATCACTTTTGGCTTCTCTGCATCTTAGACCTGCGATATCTACGGCGTGTCCTTGGCTCTTGTCGATGCAAGACGGTCTACCGGTACCGTTTCTCCTTTCGATATAGGATTGGTAAGAGCGAATGACGTTTCGTCCTCTTTCTCCGTCGTTAGTAAATTGAATTCCGTTTCTCATATTGTGTAAGTTTTAAGTTTCCGTTTCGCTCTTTTGAGCTCATCAGCACAGGCTTCACCTGTGGACGGGCAGTGTCGCTGAGGACACTGCTTTCGTGTTAGTCATTCATCGTTACTGAAAACCCTTTTAAATTTAAGTACGTCTCCATTGCTTGCATTATTTGACTTGAATCTCCTACTTCGGCAATAAGATTGAAGTCTTCATCCATTCGGACACAACTACCACCATTACCCGTGTTCTTGCTTGAGAATGAAAACTTGGTACCATCTTCGCTTTCGTTGGCTCCATCTTCGCTTTCGCTCTCTTCCGTTTCGCCTGCTGCACTTTCGTTTGCTGTTGCTGTTGCTCCTTTGATTTTGAGCTCACCGTTAGCGCAGAAGTAATTGAAGCCCTCATCAGATTGTACTATTTTCACATTTGGGTTTTCCTCTTTCGCTTCCTTCACCGCCTTTACGAATAACCTCGGCACATCTGCATTGGCTTCGATGTTTTCGTATACTTTGATTCTTTTGTATACTGAAGGCTTCTTCATTTGTCCTGCTGTTAACACTTGGAAGAAATCGCATATATCGTTGTAGCAAATCCCTGCATCATCCATTTCAGTCTTACCTTCTTCGCTGTTGTAATAGTCACGCGCTTTCATTAGCTCTTTACCTACCTCCGCTTTGATAGTCCAAAATTTGGTGGTTGCTGTGTCTTGCTTCTTAAGAGCCTTCTTAATCCCTGCAGGACTAAATCCTGTTACGCTGTTGTAAAAATTTGTTTCTTGTGCATTCATAATAAATGGTTATTGATTAATAGTTAATAATTGAAAAAACGTGTCTGAAAGTGTCGTAAAAGACTGAGTATCAGTCAGTTGCGTAGTTACAGTGTCGTTTTCTCGTCGTTTCATATAGCTAATATAGTCTTTTTCTCCGTATCTACAATACCCAAAGCAATATTTCTTTTAATTCCCCCAATTTTATTTGATTACCTCAGCTATGGCGCAGAGGCTACCGCTCTCCTCTATTCGTGTAATAGTGTCACTGAGGACACTTATAGCGGTTAAGAGCGCATATAGCAAGGGGGAAGGAGCGCGAGCGCGCTACAGCAGGACGGAAGCAGGACCACAGCAGGCAGGCAGGACCACAGCAGGCAGGTAGGTAGGCGGTGACGTAACAGCTACAGCCCCCGTCAATACAGGGAAAGAAAACGCCAAAAAATCCGGAGTGCGGTCAACAAAACGTTACCCCCCATCCCAAAAAAAAACGTGTTTCCTCAGCCCCACCGGGCGCGCGTTGCCCTATATAACCCAAACACTATAGGCATCTAAAAAAAATTTGTACCTTTGAAAAATAAACCTTATATTAGTAGCGTTATGATGAAGACATACAAAGACTTAATGGATAGTGAGTACACGGTAAAGAACGGTAGACTCATTAACAATGCGCCACCACTTGAGATGGGTATCTCTAAGGCGGCAAGATTACGAAGAGATGTTCGTAATAGTAAGAAGATTGCAAAGATAGCTGACGGCATAGAAATGGCTGAGGCAAGAAAAAATATTAGAAGTATGTTTTAGGTAAGTTAGTGTTTGATGATTCGGGTACACACATACCCATTATTACCTAAGTATAAAGAGGACTCTCCTACGGTCCTCTTTTTTTATGCTCTAAACTTTACTAACTGTGTTGACCTAATGTTAACTTTGTGTTGACTTTTAAAACCTAACTAACTGATAATCAATACTAAATGTTAAAATGTTAACTTTTCTTTCTATACAGACAAGCGTTTAATAATAATAATAAAGAGAGAGAGAGAGAGTAGGGAGCAAAAAAGTCTACATTGTGTATGTAGTTATTATTTATATCTTTGTTCCAAATTAAATCAAATACAATGAATCAAGGTTATTCGCCAAAGGACTTAGAGTTCGGCACAGAGGGGAGAGACAAGCTCATCTCCGGCATCACAAAAATTTCTAAAGCAGTAAAGAGTACGTTAGGACCTATGGGTAACACTGTGCTCATAGAGTCACCGGACCACACTCACGGGATTACGGTAACGAAAGACGGAGTAACAGTAGCGAAGTCTATTAGTCTAATGGACCCAATCGAGAACCTTGCGGTTCGTATGATGAAGGAAGCAGCAGACAAGACAGCTACCTCAGCGGGTGATGGAACCACGACAGCTATAGTGTTAACAGAGGCACTTGTAAAAGCGGGTACAGCTCGTATGAAAGATTGTAACAGGACGGAGGTCTTACGTATGCTTGTAGAGGAAACGAAAGAGATAGTAGAGAGATTAAAGAAGATGTCAAAGAGGGTAGACTCGAAAACGCTTAGGGATGTTGCGATTATCTCAGCGAACAACGACAAGCTCATCGGGGATACCATAGCAGACGTATACGAAAAAGTTGGCAAGGACGGCATCGTTACAGTTGAGCGTTCACAAACATCAGACACTTACTACGAGACTACCAATGGTATAAAGATAGACAGGGGGTATATGACCGACCTGTTTGTCAATGACCAAAAGAAAGATGAGAGTGTCCTTGACGACACTTACATTATGGTATCAGATGCAGAGGTCAGTAACATCCTACAGATAGAGAAGGTGTTGAAACCAATCATACAGGACGGTAAGAAGCTATTGATTATTGCGCCGGTCTCCGGACAGGTAGTAAATACTTTAGCGGCTAACGTAATGAAGAACAACTTGAAGGTGTGTGCTATACAGCCACCCAACTTCGGGTACAAGCAGCACGAGCTGATGCAGGACATTGCGCTCAGTGTTGGTGCAACATACTTCTCCGAGAAGACAGGGGATGACTTGAGTCTAATTGAATTTAGCGATTTGGGTCACGCTTCCAAGGTGATAGTTGGGAGGGACTCGACGGTCATCCTCAAGGATGAGAGTGATGAGAGTGATGACATCATAAAGAAGCGTGTTGAGGAATTAACTCACGCGCATAGTCTGACTAATAAAAAAGCTGACAGGGAGTTTATCCTTTCGCGTATAGCTTCACTAACGGGTGGCATCGGTGTTATCTATGTTGGTGGTAACACAGACCTTGAGCAAAAGGAATTGTATGACCGAGTAGACGATGCGGTGTGTGCAGTACGCTCAGCATTGGAAGAAGGAATACTACCGGGAGCAGGAGTGGCTCTTAATAACCTTGCTTCTGAGATTCAAATTAAGGAGTCCTATTCTGATTCAAAACAGATAGCTTTCACGATATTAGATGAAGCTCTATGTTCTCCTCTATGTCAGATACTTAGAAATGCAGGAAAGAATTATGAAGATGTGTACGGAGACATCAAGGGTAGCGATAAAATAACCAAGGCGTACAATGTAAAAACAGGAGAGAAAGGAGACCTGTACAAGATGGGTGTCATTGACCCGCTGAAGGTAACACGTAGTGCACTACAGAATGCGGTCAGTGTTGCAGTAACCATATTATCAACAGATGCCATTGTGACTATGGCACGTTCATACGAGAAAGAATGACACAAGTAGTATTAATAATAGCAGCTTTTGTAGCAGCACTTGTAGTAGTGGCTAATAAAAAATAGAAATGAGAGAGAGTATAATCAAGAAGCTTATGGATGCCTATCCAAATGATGCAGACTTAGGTGAAAGCATACGTGAACTATACAAAAAGCGTTTGTACAACAAGAGAACTATTCTACGGTATGCTATATGGGGTAGTCTATTTTACCTCGGTGTTATAGCTGTTATACTTTTAGTAATGTTAATTAAATCATTTGAATGAAACCAATCGGAAAACATATAATCGTAAGCTTGATAGAGGAAGAAGTAAAGACGGACTCCGGACTATTATTATCCGCACAGGATGCAAGTGCCTTCAGATACCATAAAGCTACAGTTGTTAAGCCGGGCACAGATGTATCTATTATCAACGAGGGTGATGAAATTTACTTTGACAAGCGTCAGTGCTACACAATGATGATTGAGGGTGAGCAGTACACCATCATTCAAGAGCGCGATGTCGTTGTTGTTTTATAAATGCGTTCATCTCCTTTATCATATTGCGATGAACCTTGTCGGAGTATGAGACATTCTTCTGAAACATAGAGTTCTTAGATGGAGATGTTGGCATAGACTCTCCCTTCAACTTTTCATATATAGATGTTAGCATACGTTGCGCTTTGTACGACAGTTGGTATAGAGCCTTGTTGTTCCCCTTCCTTTTGCGAAAGACTTCAATCCAACCGTCACGTTTTAGTTTGTCAAACCTATTAACATTCCAACTGAGTAGCTCATCAAAGTCATCGAATCTATTTTTGGAAAAGTATTTTTCCGTTCTTAGAAACAGTAGCATATCTAATTCAGCTTGAGTTATGTTGTATTTCGCTTTTACAAAGTATCGTACAACCTTCCAATACTTAAGATAATCGTCAATAGGCATAAATTTAATTTTAGTAACTTTGTGTAAAGATAAAAAAGTTATGGCTAAGGATTACAATAGTTATTCATTCAAGAACAGGGCGGTTGATAACATCCAATCAAGGGCTAATACTGCAAATGACCCGGACGAGAAGGAAAAGAAAAAGCAAGCAAAAGCAAAAGCTAAAAGGCTTGAGCTCAAGAAAAGAGCTGACCGTGTAGCCTCCGGTCTTAAAGCCGACGAAGTAAAAGTAACCAAGAAGGTTGCTAAGCTTCAGTCTAAGATGGACAGGGTGTCTGATGCGAAAGATGCAAGACAGCAGAAGCAGAAGGAAAAAGGCTTCAGAGTAAAGACAAAGAAAGAGAAGCTCCTTATGAAGCAGGTGGATGCACCAAGGCTAAAGAAGAAAGCAAAACCTCCAAAGGCTAATAGACAAAGGGATAAAGAACCTACTCCTCCAAACAAAACCCCGAATAATAAAACGGGCGGCAGAGGTGCAAAACAAAAATCTCGTAATCTAAAAGAAAAAATTCCTGTGTTTCAAAAAATGAAAAAGGGAGAATCCTTAAATCCTTTAAAGGGTAAAAGAATAAAATAAGAAAATGGCTGACAAAGAATCTAACAACAAAGAGGATAAGGACAAGGTTCCATTTAAGAACAAAGTCATTGAGCGTCTTGAGCGTCTTGAGGATATGACTAAAGCTACTCGTGAAGAAAGAAAGCTTGAGAGAAAAGCTAAGAGAGAAGTAGCTAAGAAAAAACGTAGAGAAAGAAAGTCACGTGCGAACATCACGGGATTAGCAAAATTTCAAGGATTTACAACTAAGTAATGGCAAAGAGCGGTAGAGTAAAGAGTAAAGGCAACAAGATATGTCCCGCAGGAATAGCGTGGGCGAAGAGAACCTTCGACACCTACCCATCGGCATACGCTAATATGGCGGCAAGTAAATATTGTAAAGACCCTAATTACGCTAAGGGTTCAAAAAAGAAATAACTATGGCTACTAAAAAATTCAAGGTGCATAATATGTACAGCAAGACGGGGATAAAGAAGGTTGCTTCTACCCTCGCACAGCACAACGCTCTAAAGAAAAAAGGATACACTCATACAAAGAAAAAGTAATGAGTGAGCTTAAGAAGTGGCGAGATGAGAATTGGGTTCGTATAGGAGCTGATGGCTCCATCAAGGGGGCTTGTGGCACAAGCAAGAACAAGAAGAATCCCGATAGGTGTTTACCATTGAAGAAGGCTCAGAGTATGACTAAGGCAGAGCGTAGAAGAACTGCTCGTAAAAAGAAACGTGAAGGTCGAAAAGGTAAGCAGGTTGTATCTAACACTCCGGCAGGAAAGGTGACAAAACAATATACCAAAAGATAATGGCTGAGAAGAGTAAGATGAAATGTAACAGGGTTACTGCATCAGACAGACCCGGTAAGAAGAAGATGGTGAAAGCCTGTGAAGGTGGCAAGGAGAAGCTGATTCACTTTGGTGCTAAGGGCTATGGTCACAACTATTCACCGGCAGCACGTAAATCATTCAAGGCACGACACAAGTGCAACACGGCTAAGTCAAAACTAACAGCAAGATATTGGTCCTGTAAGAACCTATGGGCGGGTAAAGGTGGCTCAACGAAGAGCTCACCTAAAAGTCGTCAAGGAAAATATTAGTATATTTGTAATGTTATGGCACGAAAGAAAGCAGACATAAAAATCAAAAAAGCAAACGAAGGGAAGTTTACCGCTTGGGTAGACAAGAATATGAAGGGTAAGTCAACTTGCGCTGCTGCATCTTCTGTGTTAAAGAACAAAAACAAATATAAATCAAATGTGGTCAAGATGGCTACATTCGCAAACAACTTCGGTTGCAACAGGTAAAAAAAAAAATTATGGCACAAGGTTACAATTCAAGACTCGACGAGTCATTAGGAGCAAAGAACGGAAAGAAGTCTCAATCAATGAAGTCTCGTAGAAACGAGTCTAAGGCAATGTCTAAAAAAGATTATGGTCACGCTTACGGTGGAGACCACTCAATGTCTTACGAGCACAAATGTATTAAGAACGGACAGGTAGGTCCACATCTTACAAAGCTTATTAAAAAGTAAACAAACCCGATTATGAAATACCAAGTAAGAACTTCTCTTCCTTTAGCGAACACTCAGTTTAATGATGATGATGATAAGAAGAAGGCAAAGAGAAAAGCAAAGAGACAAGAGAAGAAAGTAGAGAGAAGAGAAAAGAGGGCTAACGTCTCCCCATCAACCGATTCATTTTCAAAAAAGAACGCAAAAGCACAAGGCTTTACTAAGATGAGTCCCGAACAAATCAAAAAGGCGAAAGCTCAGATTTTAAAATTAGAAAAAACAGACCCTGCAAAAGGTAAGGTGGCTCGAGCTAAACTAATGAAAGAGCTTAAGAAGGGCTCTTACAAAATCTAATGGGAAGGGCTTTAGTATGGTTAGGAAATAAAATTATTTCCTTTGGACTATTATGTAAGAGAACTTGGAATAAGCTCATCAGCAAGCTTATGTTTAAAAACGTGTAACAATGTCATACAAACAGAAACCAACTTTCAATCAACCGAGCAGAGGGCTTGGTGATAGTGTAGAGAAATTTACAAAAGCTACAGGTATAAAGACTGCAGTTAAAAAAGTTTCTGAAGCATTAGGAGTTGAAGACTGTGGATGTGACGAGCGTAGAGATTCTTTAAATAGAGCGTTCCCTTTTAAAAAGAAGTAATATATGCCAATGCAAATATCCATATCGAATGCCATAGGAGGTGGCGGTGGTAACACCGGAATTCCATCGGGTCCTACATTCGATGGATTCATAATGGAGCTTACTGTTACAGGTAGTGATGCCTTTTTGTTAAGAGGAATAAACACCCTAACGTATAACGCTCAAGTTGATTGGGGAGATGGTACTGTAGATACAGTAACCACTTGGAACGGAGGGTCTCACGTTTACGCTTCTACAGGAACATATCAAGTAAAGATAAGCGGAACTTTCCCTGCCTTTAATTATGCAACTATTGCGGGTGCTTGGAAAGACTACTTAACAAGAATAGTTCAATGGGGGAATATAGAATGGAAAAGTTTCTTTGGAGCTTTTGGAGTATTCCCTAACTTAACATCATTACCTTCAGACTATCCCGATATAACAGGTTTAACAGACAGAAGACCATCGCAAATGTTTTTTCAATGTTTCGCACTTACTGAGTGCGACTTGTCTAATTGGCAAAATACAGGGAACTTTGCAGGTGACTCTTCCGATATGTTAAACGGTTTAACAAAGGCAACCAATATTAATCTAACAGGTTGGGACACAAGTGGCTTTACAAACGCTGAAGGGTTTATGACAGAGTGCGGTAGACTCACAGGAGGCTGTACTGTAACTGCCCCTAATTTAGATTGGAGTTCAACGGCTACTATGAAAGAAATGTTTTTTAGGTCTTGTTTACTTCCTGCTACAGATTTAAGTAATTGGACTTTAAGGACAGCAGGGGTTACTTTAGAAGATTTCTTTCAGCAAGCAGGATTCCTTAGCACCCCTATATTTAACGGAATTTCTACGCCCGACCTTTCAACTTGGAATAACACTTCGGGAATAAAAAATATAAAAGAATTTGCATTTAATGCTTTTGCTTTAAAAAGTGTCAACTTAACAGGTTGGGATACATCCAATGTTACTAATATGTCATTTGCTTTTAAAGGAGCGCAACACCTTGAAGAGATAGCAGGATTAAGTACAATAGATGTTTCAAGTGTTACTTTTGCAAATGAAGTGTTCTATGACACAAGAAGGCTTCACTTTACTAATCACAATTTCGGAACAAGTTGGAATAATTGGGCATCAATGACGGGTAGTTTTAGTAGGTTCTTTTTTAGAAACGGATACAGCCTTACAGCCGCTACAGCAGGCCCTACTCCTACAATAGCAGATTGGTCTATGCCAACTGCTACAGGGCAGTGTCAATTCTTATTTTCAGCAAGTAGATATGTTGATGGTTCTACTCTTACTTTAAATTGGAATCATCCTAACTGCACAGCTTTAAATGCAGCCTTTTATGAAATGGAAGGTGTTAGCACATTGAATTTTAATATGACAACTACTACTGCATTAACCAATATGCTAAGTTTTGCAAGAGCGACACCAAATTTAGATTCAATAACATTTGGTTCTAATATGGATTTTAGAGGAGTCACTACTATGCAAAATGCTTTCTTTAATGTAAAAATAGGAACTTTTAATTTAGTATTTGATTCTGCTGTTAACTTTCAATCTATCACCAACTTGATAAACTTTACAGGGACAGCGTCAAGGGTAATTGCTACATCTGATTATGATGCTTTATTGGTAAGGTTTGAGGCAACCAATAGCAATACAGTTACATTAGGTGCAGGAGGGTCTCAGTACACCGCAGGAAGTGCAGCAGCGTTAGCAAGGGCAGCATTGATAGCAGACCACAGTTGGACAATAACAGATGGAGGAGCAGTGTAATGAGTAATTTAAAAAGCATACAGCACATAACTAAAGACAATCCTAATAGATGGTTTCTAATAACCGATTCAGACCCCGGTGAAGAAGGGTTTGTTGTGTTCGGTAATGTTGGACCTGTTAATGAAACAGAGCTTGATACAGGTCAACCAAACATATATGCTTTTCTAACAGAAGATGAGTTAGAGGACTATGTAGATAATATAGCGGGCGCACGATATTATCAAACCTCTGTAGAAGATAGCTCTCCTAAGTTTCAACTACCATCCGAAAAGTATGAACCTATAGTTCCGCAAGTAATACCTGCGGAGACATAAAAAAAATAATGCTACCTTTGTAGGTATATAAAAAGACACAAATGAGTTATCAAAAATTACAGGCTTACAGAGCTGCAGCAGTGGTTACAAGCGACACAGTAAATATTTCAAGTATATCAGCACAAGATGGCAAGGGAAACAATGGATGTGTACTATACGTTGGTGTAGCAGGAAATGTTAAGGTACTAACCGTTGGTGGTGACGAGGTTACTTTTACAGGGGTGCTTGCAGGTTCTTTTATTCCTGTTCAAGTTCTGAGAGTATTTGCAACAGGAACTACAGCAACAAATATTCTTGCTTTGTGGTAGTATTCTATTCCACCGTATCGGTGGATGTAAAAATAAATTATGAAATAGTTAGTGATGGAGACGATTAGTGAGAATACAAAGATAAAACTTTCACCAAGGAATTTTATTTTTATTGCAGGGTTAATAGGAACCTTTGTAAGTATGTACTTCTCTCTCCAATCTCAGATTGAGGAAGCTAAACAACTACCCGTCCAAGACCAAGAGGTTAAAGAGGCGGTAATAAAAACCTCCAACGAGCTTACGTTTATCAAGGAGGAAATCACAGACATAAAGGGACAACTTCAGACTATGGAGAACCGTCTCTATGAACTTCAATAGAACATTATGGCAAAGGTATGTAGATGCTGTGGTCAAGAAATCAAGAGTGATTCAAAGTATGTTTGGATTCTTGATAATGGTCACGGTGGAATTATTAATGGTGTCTATCAGACAGCCGGAAAGCGTAGTCCTATTTGGGCAGATGGTACTCAGCTTTTTGAGGGTGAGTTTAATCGTGCTATTGTAGACAGGATTGCAAAGTATTGCGACAAAAACAATATTGAGTACATAAACTTGGTTGATACCAATGATGATGTGTCTCTATCCACAAGAGTCAAGATGGCTAACGAGGTTTATCGTGAGTCCGAGAAGCCCTGTATATATGTAAGCGTACACGCTAATGGCTTTAGTGATGAGTCAGCAAATGGTTGGGAGGTGTATACATCTCCGGGAGAGACAAAGTCAGACCACATAGCCACAGTCCTATATCAAGAAGTTGAAAAAGAGTTCCCTGACTGTAATATGAGACCGGATACAAGGGATGGTGATGTAGACAAGGAGTCAAACTTCTATGTGCTTATACACACAGCAATGCCTGCTATACTATCTGAGAACTTCTTTATGACAAACGAGAGAGAGTGCAAGACGCTCTTGCTTAGTGAGGAGGGAAGAGACCGAATCGCAAAGGCTCACATTGAAATGATAAATAAAATCGAGAACGAATGAAAGAAATATTAGCAAGACTATTTGGAAAAGGTTCGGGAGTTGTTGAGCAGGTAGGAGGAGTTGTAGACAGATTCATTAGAACCAAAGATGAGAAGGCTCAGTTTGAGAAGGAGATGGCAGAGATACTTATCAATGCTGAGGCTGATATGCAGAAGAACGTCACCGAGAGGTGGAAGTCAGATATGACTTCAGACTCTTGGCTGTCAAAGAACGTCCGACCATTGGTATTGATGTTCTTGGTTTTGTGTACGATGCTATTGATATTTATTGATGCGGGACGGCTTGATTTTAAAGTTGAAGCAAATTGGGTAGACCTACTACAGATTCTTTTACTTACAGTTATAGCCGCATATTTTGGCGGGAGAACAGTTGAGAAGACAAGAAAGAAATAATTCCTATCTTTGTAATAAATAAAATACAATACAATGAAACTTGATGAAAAAGAATTAGAGACTATCCGCGAGATGCAGGGTGAGTTTCAAAAGGCAAAACTTGCCTTAGCAGATTTAGAGCTTAACAAGCACCAACTTCTAAAGACAATAGATGTCTTGAAGGTTGACTTCGGACAGCACGAACAGAAGCTTATAGATAAATATGGAGCCGACTCCGTTATAAACATTCAAACGGGAGAGGTTACTGAAAACAAAAAATAAAGATGGCAAGAATAAGTACATACACAAATGCAATTCCCGTAACATTATCGGATAAATTCATTGGAACTGAAGTAGCGGGTACACCTGCTAACGTCACTAAAAACTTTTTAGTTAGTGACCTACTGACATTGTTTCAATCTAACATCACATTGCAGAATGTACTTGATGCAGGAAACACAGCTACACAGAGCATTACTCTTACAGGTAATATATCTCTTAACGGAGGCAACCTTACTTTAGGCTCAACTGCTTCTTTATATGTGGGTGGTCTTTTAATAGATTCAACAGGAGCGACAGGAGCTTTAGGGCAAACTCTTACTTCTGATGCAAGCGGTAATCCTGTTTGGGGTTCCGGAGGCGGAGGTAGTCAGAACTTAGAACAGGTATTAGCAGTAGGCAATACCGCGACTAATAACATTAACCTTACAGGCAATCTTACTCAGACGGGAAACATAACCCTTACAGGTGATTATGGACAAATGGGAACTATGCGTCTTACAGGAGGGATGGTTCACGCAGGGTCATATCAATATAGTGCCGGTCAATTTACAATGACTGCTTCGGGAACAATGGTTCTTGGTGGAGCATTAACCTGTAACAGTTCAGTTAGTTTAACAGGTACGGTAAAAGATTATACTGATACACTCGGAGCAGCTAATCAATTTCTTGTTTCAAACGCAAGTGGTCAAGTTACTTGGCAATCTACATTACCATCTCCATTGGCATCAAGTGCTTTGACTGTTATAAACTTAGCTCTTTCAAATGCTGAAGGCGTGGTTGTAACCACAGCGGCATTAATTACTGACGTAAGAATACCTACCAATGCAGGACAAGCATTTCCTATAGGAACTAAGGTAACAATAATCCAAGAGGGTGCAGGGCAAGTAACTATTGCTCCAACGGCAGGAGTTACTCTTAATTCTGAGGGTGGTAAAACAAAAACTACTGCTCAATACTCCGTGGCTCACGTTGTAAAGACTGCAACTGATACTTGGTATGCTTATGGGGACATAACAACATAAATTAAATTAAAATGGATATTAGAAAGATATCAATAGGTACAGATTTTAAAGCTTCAATGCACTACATAGTGGGGCAGGAGGTTTTAAATGGAACCTATGTTATACACCTAATAAAGTTCAATTCAAAAGATTCTTCATACAAGCTTTACATAGAAGAAGCCACAGGAGATATGGTTGTTCTTTGGAAGGAATTTAATTCTAATCTTCCTATAACAATAGAATACAATATAAACTTTTGAAATCACCAACTCAATTTATAGTCACACCATTAAAAGGAAAGCGTTACGACAACACTAAGGATATAGGGGGTGTTGATTTAATAATAAGCACATCAGAGGAGGACCATAAATTTTCCAATAGGTATGCTGAAGTATTAGCAACACCGCTCTACTACAATGGAGAAATAAAAAAAGGAGATACGCTTTTGGTTCACCACAATGTATTTAAGTTCTACAATGATATGAAAGGTAGAAGGCAGAGTGGAAAGAGTTTTTTAAAGGACAATATGTTTCTTGTGGACCCCGACCAATTTTATTTGTACAAGAATGAAACGGGTTGGAATTCATACGATAAGTATTGTTTTGTTAAACCCGTACCGGCAGAAGAGTCTTATATTTTTAAACCATTTAGCGAGGAACCATTGGTGGGAGAAATGAAATACCCCAATGAATACCTTTTAAGTAAGGGAGTAAATGTAGGAGACAAGATTAGCTTCAAGCCCGATAGTGAATATGAGTTTACTGTAGAAGGTGAAAAGCTATACAGAATGTATGACCATCAAATAACAATGCTCGTATGACATCTACAGAACTAAAAGAAAACATTATTAAGGCAGGGAGTATAGCTGTTCAACAGCTCATAAAGGTTGCTAAAGAAGAAATCATCAGACACGACCCCGAAGACGAACTTGCAGCGGACAGATTAAAGAACGCAGCGGCTACAAAGAAGCTTGCTATCTTTGATGCTTTTGAAATTCTAAACAGAATAGAAACGGAGAAAGAAGCGTTAGAGCTTAGTAAGAGTGGAAAGACTAATACGGATTCAAAACAAGGGTTTGCAGAAAGACGCGCAGGATAAGCTATACAGAGTCTTAGAGGATTATATCCCAAAGACTGTAGTGACCAACAAAAACAAGAGTGGAAGTTGGAAGTATGGTTATGACCCAAAGTACGATGTAGTTGTAATATCAAAGACAGGTCAAATAGGGGAAGTAGTAAGCATACAAGGCTTGCCTATTGCTTTGCCCAAAGCACCTAAAGAGTGTCGTCAGCGACACTCAAAAAAATCAGAGCAATATTGGGAAAGGTTACAGATACCAAAAGAATTAAACAGGATTCAATCTATATTTCAGTGGAACGAACAGCACGCTACGTTTAAAAACAGATGGGTTGATTATATAGAAGAAGAGTTTAATATAAGAGAAGAGGGGTTTTGGTTTACAAACAATGGCAAGAAGACATACATAACCGGCGGACACTATATGTACTTGCAGTGGACCAAGATTGATGTCGGGTATCCGGACTACAGAGAAGCGAATAGAATACTATATATATTTTGGGAAGCCTGTAAAGCGGATAACCGAAGCTTTGGAATGGATTATCTTAAGATACGTCGTTCCGGGTTTTCTTATATGGGTTCAGAGGAGTGTGCAAACATAGGAACCATATCCAAGGACTCAAGGATAGGTATACTATCTAAAACGGGAGCGGATGCTAAAAAGATGTTTACAGACAAGGTTGTTCCTGTCGTAAATAACTACCCATTCTTCTTTAAGCCTATTCAAGATGGTATGGATAAGCCTAAAACAGAATTAGCGTTTAGGATTCCTGCCTCTAAGATTACAAAGAAGAATATGTACGATGTCTCTGATGATGAGATGCAGGGTCTTGATACAACAATAGATTGGAAGAATACAGATGACAACAGTTATGATGGTGAGAAGCTGCTGTTGTTGATACACGATGAGAGCGGTAAATGGATTAAGCCAAACAACATACTTAATAATTGGCGTGTAACAAAAACCTGTTTGCGTTTAGGTAGTAAGATTATAGGTAAGTGTATGATGGGCTCCACTTCAAATGCTTTAGCTAAAGGTGGTGGCAACTTTAAAAAGCTTTACGAAGACTCAATGCTTACGACGCGAAACGCCAATGGACAGACAAAGAGTGGAATGTATTCATTGTTCATACCTATGGAATGGAATATGGAAGGGTTTATTGATAGATACGGTATGCCTGTATTTAGAAAGCCTGCTGTTTCGGTGTTAGGGGTAGACGGAGAAATGATTACAAACGGAGCAATTGATTATTGGGAAGCTGAGGTTGATTCTTTAAAGAATGATGCCGATGCGCTCAACGAGTTCTATCGTCAGTTTCCACGTACCGAGTCTCACGCATTTAGAGACGAGAGTAAAGAGTCTTTGTTTAACCTAACAAAGATATATCAACAGATAGATTATAACGACTCAATGATAAAGGAACATCATATAACACGAGGTTCTTTTCATTGGAAAGATGGCATAAAGGATAGTGAGGTAATATTTAGTCCCGATACGAGAGGCAGGTTCAAGGTTTCTTGGACACCACGAAAGGGGCTTAATAATAGAGTCGAGGTTAAGAACGGAGTCAAGTATCCGGGAAATGAGCATATGGGCGCATTCGGTTGTGACTCTTATGATATATCCGGAGTAGTAGGCGGAGGCGGTTCTAATGGTGCTCTTCACGGGCTAACCAAATTTAGTATGGAGGATTCCCCTACCAATGAATTTTTTCTTGAATATGTAGCGCGACCTCAGACTGCAGAGATATTTTATGAAGAGGTTCTAATGGCGTGTGTATTTTATGGGATGCCTATACTCATAGAGAACAACAAGCCAAGATTGTTATACCATTTTAAAAACAGAGGGTATAGAGGATTCTGTATGAATAGACCCGACAAGACCTATACTAAGCTGTCTAAGACAGAAAGAGAGCTCGGCGGTATACCTAACACAAGTGAGGCTGTAAAGCAGGCGCACGCATCAGCTATTGAGTCTTACATAGAGAAGTACGTGGGTATGGATATTGAAGGGACCTTTAGAGATGACGACTCAATGGGGACTATGCCTTTTGTCAGAACGCTTGAGGATTGGGCTAAGTTCGATATAAACAATAGGACCAAGTATGATGCCTCTATTAGTTCGGGTCTTGCAATAATGGCGTGTCAGAAACATCTATACACTCCACAGAAAAAAGAGTCAAAAATAAAAGTTAACTTTGCAAGGTATAGTAACACAGGAACATTAAGTGAGATAATCAGATGAAAGACGTAAAAATAAACATTTCATCTGCAGGTTTCCCAAGTCAGTTTGTATCGGATGCTGAGAAAGCTACCGACGAATTTGGATTACAGATTGGACAAGCTATTCAATATGAATGGTTTAAAAAAGACGGGCAACAATGCAGATTCTACAGTCAATGGAGAGACTTTAATAAATTAAGATTATACGCACGAGGCGAACAGTCTGTTGCAAAATACAAAAATGAACTTGCTATTGATGGTGACTTATCTTATCTAAATTTAGATTGGACACCTGTTCCTGTTATACCAAAGTTTGTTGACATTGTTGTTAACGGAATGTCTGATAGATTATTCAAAGTTAAAGCCTATGCTCAAGATGCACTTTCTCAATCAAAGAGAAGTAAGTATCAAGATATGGTTGAGGGGCAGATGGTCGCAAAAGAGACTCTTAACATTATTAAAGATAAAACAGGAGCGAATCCGTTTATAATAGACCCCGAAGAACTTCCTAATACAGACGAAGAAATGTCTCTGTATATGCAGCTTAACTACAAGCCTGCGATTGAAATAGCTGAAGAGGAAGCTATAAATACTATACTTGAAGAAAACCATTATCAAGACACACGAAAAAGGTGCGACTATGACTTAGCTACATTAGGTATTAGTATAGCGAAGCACAACTTCTTAAAGGGCTCCGGTGTTGAGGTAGAATATGTTGACCCTGCGAATGTAGTATACAGCTATACTGAAGACCCATACTTTAAAGATTGCTTTTATTGGGGAGAGATTAAAACTCTTCCTGTTGTAGAGCTATTAAAGATAGACCCATCTTTAACAAGAGAAGATTTAGAAGAGATAAGTAAGTACAGTCAGAGTTGGTACAACTATTACAATGTTGCTCAGTATTATGAGAACGATATTTTTTATAGAGACACAGTTACTGTTATGTACTTTAACTATAAGACCACAAAGAAGATGGTCTACAAGAAAAAAATTCTTGAAACAGGTGGCTCTAAAGTTGTAGAAAAGGATGATACTTTCAATCCGCCACAGGAGATGATGGAGGAAGGTAGATTTGAAAGGTTTGAAAAAACCATTGACGTTTGGTATGATGGAGTTATGGTTATGGGTACTAACATCTTACTGAAATGGGAGTTAGCTCAGAATATGGTACGCCCAAAGTCAGCGAGTCAACACGCGCTACCAAACTATGTAGCAGTTGCTCCAAGAATGTACAAGGGTGTTATTGAATCATTAGTTAGAAGAATGATTCCTTTTGCAGATTTAATTCAGATGACACACCTAAAGCTTCAGCAGGTAATATCAAGGGTTGTGCCCGACGGTGTGTATATAGATGCAGATGGATTAAATGAAGTGGACTTAGGAACGGGTCAGGCATATAACCCCGAAGATGCTTTACGTATGTACTTTCAAACGGGTAGTGTTATTGGTAGAAGCTATACTCAAGACGGTGATTTTAATCAAGGTAAAGTTCCTATTAAAGAACTTCAGTCTTCATCGGGAGCGAGTAAGACTCAAATGCTTTTAACAAACTACAATCATTATCTCAATATGATTAGGACGGTCACAGGTTTAAATGAAGCTCGTGACGCATCTACACCGGACCCTAATTCTTTAGTTGGTCTACAGAAGCTTGCGGCGTTAAACTCTAACACTGCAACTCGGCATATACTTGATGGTAGTCTTTACATATTCAGAAGTTTATCAGAGGCTCTTACATACAGAGTAGCAGACATCTTAGAGTATTCAGACTTCAAGGATGATTTTGTGAATAAGATAGGTAAGTATAACGTAAGTATACTTGGTGATATATCAGACTTATACATATATGACTTTGGAGTGTTTATAGAAGTAAGTCCGGACGAAGAGCAGCAGGCACAGCTTGAGCAGAACATACAGATGGCACTTCAGAAGCAAGATATAAATCTTGAGGATGCTATTGATATTAGGGAGCTTAAGAATATAAAGCTTGCAAATCAGTTGCTTAAAGTAAAAAGGGTTCAGAAAGAAGAGAAAGAATTAAAGAAGCAAAAAGAGCTACAGCAAAATCAAGCACAGCTTAATATGCAGTCTCAGCAGATGGCGGCTCAGACAGCAATGGAAAAGCAGCAGGTAGAGATACAAGGAAAAATGCAGCTTAAACAGGCTGAGGTAGCCTTTGAGATTGAGAAGCTTAAAAATGAAGCACAGCTTAAGATGCAGCTTATGCAGGCAGAGTTTGACTTTAATATGCAGCTTAGAGATATTAGTGAGAATGCACTTCAGAGCAGAGAGAATCAAAGAGAAGGTGCTAAGTCAGAACGAATAAGTCAGCAGAACACTCAGCAGTCTAAACTTATAGACCAAAGAAAGAATAACCTTCCACCGCAAACGTTTGAGTCTAACGAGGATAGTCTTGATGGATTTGACTTTGCAGAGTTTGAGCCGAGATAGTTAAATAAAATGTAATAAAATTTATTATTAACTTTGTAAAAATATAATCAAATGGAATTTAAAGTAAAAGAAGTTTCCGGTACAGAGCAAAAGTCTCGTGCGGAAGTAGAAGAAGAATTATTAGCAAAAGCAGAGGCGGCTAATGAAGGAAATGAAACTAACTTGGAAAGAGTGGAAACAAGCACTGAGAGTGCCTCCGCCCCGCAAGAGCAAGAAACAATACAGCCGCAAGGCGAAACACAAACTCAATCCTCAGAGCTAAAAGAGGAAGACGTTCTTTTATATATTAAGAATAGGTACGATAAGCAGATAGATTCTGTGGGTCAGTTGTTTGAGGAGAAAGAATCAAACGAAGAGCTACCCGAAGATATTGCTGCTTATTTTGAGTACAAGAAAAAAACAGGACGTGGAATTGAAGACTATGTTAAATTAAACCAAGACTTCGATTCTATGAACGAAAACACTTTGCTAAAGAACTACCTTCTCTCTACGGAGGAAGGTTTAGATTCTGATGATGTAGATGTTTTGTTGGATGACTACAAGTATGACGAAGATGTTGACGACGAAACGGATATTAAGAAAATAAAGTTAGCAAAGAAAAAAGCGATTGGAAGAGCCAAGAAGTTTTTCAATGAGCAGAAAGAGATGTATAAGCAGCCCCTTGAGTCAAGTACGGCTGACCTCTCTGAAAGTGAAAAAGAAGAACGCGAGGCATATAACCAATATTTACAAGAAGCGAAGAGCTTTGAAGAAGAACAAAAGCGGAGACGTAATTGGTTCGTGGAAAAGACAGACGAGGTATTCTCAGATTTCAAAGGTTTTGATTTCAAAATAGGAGAAGACCAAGTTTTAACTTATACACCCACAAATGTAGAAGAGCTAAAAAAACGAAACTTAGATACAAATAACTTTATGAAGAAGTTTGTTGATGAGAATGGTTTGATTAGCGACGCTACAGGTTTTCATAAAGCTTTAGCTATAGCATCAAATCCCGAAAGGTATGCCAAGTTCTTTTATGAACAAGGCTTAGCTGCAGGAACTGAGGATGTTACGAAGAAGATGAAAAATATTAATATGTCTGAACGTAGAGCACCCGAAGTTAGCACCAAGGGAGGAGTGCAGGTTAAGTCTTTAAATCCCGACAGTGGTCGTGGTCTGAAGATTAGAAAAATAAAAAGATTATAAACAACAAACAAAGTCCTCTGAGTAAAGTAAGAGGCACAAAGAAAAAATGGCAGTTAGTGCAACTCCCGGTTTTGATTTGCAGCCATCGGCACAACAGGTCCCGACAGCTACAAACTACATAACCAATTTTGATTTCTTGAATCAGTATCTTCCGGATACTTACGAGAAAGAATTTGAACGATATGGAAATCGTACAATTAGTTCATTCCTACGATTAGTTGGAGCAGAGATGCCTTCCAACTCTGACTTAGTGAAATGGGCAGAACAAGGAAGACTTCACACAAAGTACACTAACGTTGGTGTAGCTGCAGGTGGAGCAGGAGACAACAGTGCAACATTCCAAGTGAATGACACAGGTGTTCCCGCCTTTACAGGAACAAATGGTATTGCTCTTCGCGTTGGACAAACAATTATGATTGTCGCTAACAACGGTGGTGGAAGCAACAAAGCGGTTGTTACAGATGTTACTGTAGCAAACAATCGTTTTCAAGCGGCTTTTTACGAAGGAGCAGGTCAAGTTATTGCAGGTACAGGTTTGGCGGCTGCTGACTTTACTGTATTCATTTACGGTTCTGAATTCAAGAAAGGAACAGAAGGAATGGTTGGTTCTTTAGAGGCTGACGATATCTTCTTTGAAAACTCTCCAATTATCTTAAAAGATAAGTATGCAGTATCGGGTTCTGATATGGCGCAGATTGGATGGGTTGAAGTAACAACTGAGAATGGTGCTACAGGATACCTTTGGTATTTGAAGTCTGAGCACGAAACTCGTTTACGTTTCGATGACTACTTGGAAACTTCAATGATTGAAGCGGTTCCTGCAGTGGCAGAAGCAGTTCCCGGTGCTCCCGGAAACAACGCATCTGTTGAAGGTTACAAAGGTTCTGAGGGTATTTTCTACTCTGTAAAGAATCGTGGTAACGTATGGTCCGGTGGTAACCCTGTTGCCCTCGCGGATTTTGATGCAGTTATCTCTCGTCTTGACAAGCAAGGAGCTATCGAGGAGAATGTTATCTTCCTTGACAGAGACTTTGGTTTCGATATCGACGATATGTTGGCAGCTCAGAACTCTCACGGAGCAGGTGGTACATCTTACGGATTGTTTGACAATGACGAAGAGATGGCACTTAACCTTGGATTCACAGGATTCAGAAGAGGATATGACTTCTACAAGTCTGATTGGAAATACTTGAACGACCCAACAATGCGCGGTGGTTTACCTACAGGTGCAGGTTCGGGACAAGTAAACGGATTGATGGTTCCTGCAGGTTCCACGTCTGTGTATGACCAAATCCTTGGTAAGAACGCTAAGCGTCCATTCCTACACGTTCGTTACCGAGCGTCAGAAACTGAAGACCGAAGATACAAGTCTTGGGTAACAGGTTCTGCAGGTGGTGCAATGACATCTTCTTTAGATGCAATGGAAGTTCACTTCCTTTCTGAAAGATGTGTATGTACTATGGGTGCAAACAACTTCTTCATTTTCGAAGACTAAGAGTTGATACAATACGAAGGAGTGTCCTCAGCGACACTCCTTTTTTTTAATTTAATATAAATTCAATCAAATGAAAAAACAACAGAAATACGTTGACAAAACGTACAGACTAACGAGGGATGCAGCACCTCTATCTTTTATGCTGCCTGTCAGAAACTCAAGAAGAAGTCCGCTTCTTTATTTTGATGAAGACAAAGGAATTAACAGAGCACTACGTTACGCAGTAAACCAAAAAACTCCCTTCGAGGATGAGCAAGATGGTAATGCTATTGTAGAGCCTGTAGTTTTTGAAGACGGATTTTTAAACGTCTCAAGAACAAACCAAGTTCTGCAGGAGTTCTTACACTACCACCCGCTTAACGGTAAAAGATTTGAGGAGGTTAATGATGAGAAAGATGCTGCAGAAGAAGTAGAGTGGTTAAATGCTGAGGTAGATGCTTTGGTAGAAGCACGTAAGCTTACAATAGACCAACTTGAAACGCTTGGACGAGTTGCTATTGGAGCCAACGCAGTGAATATGACAACCGCCGAACTCCGTAGAGATATGCTTATCTATGCTAAACACGACCCCGACAGTTTTTTAAAGATGGTGTCAGACCCTATGGTTAAGCTTCAGTCTAATGTTCAAAAGTTATTTGACGAAAGATTGTTAGCTTTTAGAAACAATCAGAAGGAAGTTTACTTTAACCTACCGGGTAACAAGAAAAGAATGATGAGCATACCGTTTGGTGAAGAGCCTATGTATGTGGTAACATCTTACTTCCAAAGTGACGAGGGTGTAGAGATACTTGAATATCTTGAGAAACAAATGGAAGAATAAAATTTTTTAATTATATTTGTAATATATCGTTGGCTTTTATATCAAGTGGCTACAAACAAGAGGGGTTTAAATATCCCTCTTTTTTTTTGCTTATCTTTGTGGTATTATTAACCCCATTAATTTTTTACAATGGAAAAATTTTTAAAAGTTACAAACGCACCTGTTACAGGTCAGCTTATTGCTATTAACGGAATCAAAGCAGTTGCTACGGCAAACGCTACCGCAACTACGGTCACTATTAAGTATTTTGACGGAACTACAACTACAGTGACAACTGCAGCTCAAGTAGTTCACGATGTGTATACTGAGATTTTGGATGCAGTTGCTACAGCTCTTGCTACATCTTGGCAGAAGGCTTACTATGAAGTGGTTCTTCCAAAGGCAGTAACAAGTATTTTAAATGCTTAATACTTACTTTAACCTATTGAAGGAGGGCTTTTAAGGAGCCCTCTTTTTTTTTGTTTATCTTTGTGTAAAGAAGATAACGAATGATTAACTCAGTAAGAAATACAGTTCTATCTATACTGAACAAGAACAACTACGGATACATATCCCCATCAGACTTTAATCTATTTGCCAAGCAAGCGCAGATGGATATATTTGAGGATTACTTTTATCAGTACAACTATCAGATACTAAAAGAAAACGCTCGTCAGTCCGGTACGGGGTATGCTGATATCAAGAAAGGATATGAAGAGGTTATTGAGATTTTTTCAGAAACAAAGTTTCTTACCAATACAAATAACGCAGCACCCATAAATCAATTCAACCTACCCTCTCCTACAACTACAGGAGACGATTACTATCTTATCAACAAGGTGTTGGCATATCAAGATATTGTAACAACAGGCACAACAACAGCAAGCAATCCAAATTCATTAGATGATGCTAACGCTACATTTGTAACTGACGGTGTAGCATTAGGAGATATTGTTTGTAATACAACAGATATTCCGGACACTATATCTACAGTGACTACAGTTGGGGTACAGACTTCACTTGGTTTAGCATCAACTATATTTACGGTCAATGGTTCTAAGTATGTGATATTTAAACCCAAGCAGAATGAACTTGAGAAGGTTACGCTTGGTAAGATTACAATGTTGAATAATTCAGCACTAACAGCACCAAACAGATTGTTTCCTGCATACTCTCAAGAGGGAAACATATTGACGGCGTATCCATCTAATGTAACATCTGCAGTATTATGTCAGTACATAAGATACCCCAAAGACCCTAAGTGGACGTATGTTCAGCTTACTAATGGAGAGCCATCATTTGATTCAAGTCAAGCGGATTTTCAAGACTTTGAGCTTCCTAATGATGACGAGCCTTCTTTGATTATGAAGATACTTCAGTACGCAGGAATGTCAATACGAGAAATTCAAGCAGTACAGTTTGGACAGGCACAGGACCAAGAAGATACACAAGAAGAAAGATAAACTATGGCATACATAACAGCATATCAATACTATGAAAACAACGGTAATAATCCCGAAAATGCAAATTGGGGTTCCTATCAGTACGTCAGTTTATATGACATTGTAAACAACTTTATGCTAATGTACAGCGGGAACCATAGCCTCATAAACAACGAGGAGAGATACAAGGTTCTATTTCACGCTAAGCGTGGTATACAAGAGCTGAACTACGACGCGTTCAAAGAGATAAAGATATTAGAGCTTGACGTTAGTGATAGTTTAAGGTTTGTACTTCCTCCCGACTTTGTAAATTGGGTTAGAGTATCTATTTATCAGAACGGTGTACTTAGACCGCTAACAGAAAATATTCAAACTAACTATAGCGATGCTTACCTACAGGACAATAACTTTAGAATCTTGTTTGACCAAGACGGAAATATACTTAAGCCCGAAAACTCAAACATAGACTTTGATAGAATAACAGGGAGCAAGAGGTCTATATATCTAAATCAAAATAGTGTATACAACAACTATGAAGGTTGGAATATAGACGGTACTTGGTACTTTGATTACAGCATCGGCGCAAGGTTTGGTCTGAATACAGAAACAGCAAACATAAATCCTACTTTTAAAATAGATAAGAAAGGTGGTGTGATTAATTTTAGCTCGGATATGGCGAACCAACAGTGTATCCTTGAGTATGTATCGGATGGTATGGAGAATGGGGATGACACATTGGTAAGCGTTAACAAGCTATTTGAAGATTATATATACGCATACATTGAGTATAATCTTTTAAGTTCTAAGGTGGGAACACAGGAGTATGTCATTGCAAGGTTAAGAAAAAAATCTATGGCGTTACTAAGGAATGCTAAAATTAGAATGAGTAACATTCACCCCGGCAGATTACTAATGAATCTTCGAGGTAGAGATAAGTGGATAAAATAATATGGCGAATTTAAAAAGACATTTTATAGCAGGCAGAATGAACAAGTCTGTGGACGAAAGACTTGTGCCTAACGGTGAGTACATTGACGCAATGAATGTAAGACTTGGTTCTACTGAAGCATCAGAGATAGGGTCAGTAGAGAACTCAAAGGGTAACACTCAGATTACAACATTAAAGTATAACTCAACAGCCTTAAGTGCTAACGCAAAGTGTATAGGGGCATATGAAGACAGTGCTAACGAGACTATATATTGGTTTATTCACGACTCTTCTTTTACAGGTGCAGGAGCAGGCGGAACGGGAAAGCTTGATATGATTGTCTCTATGAACGTAAACACAGAAGTGATTACGTATCACGTAATCAGTGTTAAGAATGGCTCAACCACCAACACTACTTTAAACTTTAATCCTGCGTATTTAATAAACGGTGTCAATATGGCGGGACAGGACCTGCTTGTTTTTACCGACAACATAAATCCTCCAAGGATAATTAATGTTAGAAAAAATTATCAAGACCCTACGGGAGCTCCTTTGATAGACCAATTCACTGAAGAAGAAATACTTGTTATAAAGAAGCCGCCTGTTACATCTCCAATTATAAAGACTAATACCATACCGGGGAACGATGACTTCATAGAGGAAAGGTTTCTTTGTTTTGCATATAGATATAAATATGCAGACAATCAGTATTCGGCTATCTCTCAGTTTAGCGAGCCTGCTTTTGTGCCCGACGTATTCAATGTAACTATATCTACATTTCTAAATGAAGGGATGCAGAATGAGGACAACAACGTAATCATTACTATGGATACAGGTGGTCCTTTGGTAGTAGGATTTGATTTATTGTACAAAGAATCTACAAATTCTATTGTTCGAGTGGTACAGAAATTTGACAAGAACACAGATGGTATTTCTGACAGCACCACGTATACTTATAACTTTAGTGGTTATAAAGTATTCACGGTACTTCCGGATTCTGAAATTCTAAGGACATATGATAATGTTCCACTATTAGCAAAGGCTCAAACATTAATGGGAAACCGTCTTGTATATGGAAACTATGTAGAGGGTTATGACTTGAAGGATAAAAACAAGAATAATGTAAATTTTGATTTCTCCACATCTCTTACTACAAGCGAAATATCTTCTGTTAGCTTGGGAACTGTATTTGCAAACCGCGCATATACCGCTGACCCTGCAACTCCGATTACTGTAACAGACGCTTCAATGAGGATTTACTTAGGACCATTAGCAAACATATCATTGATTGCAGGTTCTACACTTTCTTTGGATTTTACCCTAAGCCACTCCGCTTTCACAAATGGTGCGGGTGTAACTGACCAACAACCCTCTGTTACCATTAACTTCGAATACACATTAGTTGAAACATTCTTAACAGATGGTACATCTACTGCTGCGTATAAATTAGCGACCTCTGCTGACTTTTTAAATAAACTTGGCACATCACTTCCGGGCGGTACTATGAAGCCGGTGTATGACGCTGCAAATCCAACGTCTTGTAGTGGGTTTACATTTTCAGATGTTATCAACTGTGCTATTCAGAACACCTTGGATGCAGGAACAGCAACAGCAAGGACAAAGTTTGAGTCGGGGTTTGATGATATTCCCGCTAATGGAAACCAAGGTGTAGGGAGCTTGGGTGTGTACCCTACCGTTGCAAGTGCGGATGTAACTTATGAGTACATTATTTTTTCTTTACCTGCAATGCGAAGAGTATTTGACGTAACTTCTCCAACGGTAAACACCTACGAATATTTTAAGTTTTCAAATCCAATAAATACATTTAGCACTACCAACAATCCGCGTAGCCTTCATAGTAACAGAAACTATGAGGTAGGGATTATATATATGGATGAGTACAACAGAGCGACAACAGCCTTGGTAAGCACCAACAACTCGGTGCAGGTTCCTTGTTCTAACTCAATATCTAAAAACTCAATTAAGGTAGAGATACCACCGTCGCAGCTTGCTCCATCTTTTGCTACAAGATATAAGTTCTGCGTTAAGCCGGATAGAAAAGATTACGAAACTGTTTACTCTAACTTCTATGTGCAGGATTCCACCAATGGAGATACTTATATGCTTTTAGAAGGGCAGAACACAAGGAAGGTGGAGGAAGGAGATGTTTTACAAGCGAAGCGAGATGCTGCAGGACCTGTATTAAGCTGTACAGAGATAGTGGTCTTAGAGAAAAAAGCGCAGACAGCAGAATTTTTAGCGCCCAAACCTACAGACTCTACAGGTACAATTATTCCTGTTCCTTCGGGGACGTATATGAAGATTGGTCCCGGTAATATAAACGTAACAATGCCCGATAATGCTATAATAAATCCCGGGCAAATAAATGTAGATAATAACTCTTCCTCCGGCGACCAACCTCTTATGGCTTATGGTGGGCTTGGCGGTTTTGATATTCCACAAAGAGCAAGGATAGTTTTGAAGTTTAGTTTTGAAAGAATTGGCACAGGACAGGGAACAAATAACTGCGAGAGAAGAACCTACACCTATGAACGAACCTTCTTTTCAAGCGACGGCTATACGGATATAGTTGAGTGGTTTTTGGGAGATTCTATAGCAAACACTTTGAATAGCGGAGAAGCATTTACAGGAGACGGTAGCACTATTACTAACACATTTATTCCTACTGTTGCGACTTCTCCGGCATCTGACTATGGGATGCCAACGGGGGACTTTACAAACTATTATAGATGGTATAAAAACGGAACGGACATTAGGTTTATTATGATAGGTCCACCAAAATGCGGTAACAGCGAAAGGAAAAGGTCATCTATTAGTTGTGAATGGAAGGTATTCCGTTCAGAGCAGCTACTTGTTTTTGAGACAGAGCCTGCAGATGCGAGTCCCGATTTGTGGTACGAAGACTCAGACTCTTACGCCATAGACCAAGCAACAGGATTCCATAGCGGCTCATCTGCTACGGGTGGAGGTCAAGACCAAACAGCCACACAGCCTGCTATTATAAATACCACCTTTGGAAATTGTTATTCGTTTGGGAATGGAGTTGAGAGCTACAAAATATTAGACTCAATAGTTGGTAAACCTATGGAACTTGGAGAAAGATTCTTCTCTACTTCCAATGAGGACTATCGCAGAATGGAAAGATTTGCAGACTTAACTTACAGTGGTATATTTAACGATGAGACTAACGTAAATAAACTCAATGAGTTCAACCTTGGTCTTGCAAACTTTAAGCCCTTAGAAGACTCCTTTGGCTCAATAGAGCTTATTGATGGCAGGGAGACTGATATACTAACGCTACAAGAAGATAAAATATCTTACGTTCTTGCAGGAAAGAATTTACTTAGTGATTCTACAGGCGGTGGCTCTATAGCCTCTGTACCCGAAGTATTAGGAACACAGATAGCGAGAGTAGAGAAGTATGGCATAAGTCAAAACCCGGAGAGTTATGTAAAGTGGGGGTTCTATAAATTCTTTACCGATGCAAAAAGAGGTGCGCTCATACAGCTTAAAGGTTCGGGACAAGGAGAACAGCTAACCGTAATTTCAGAGATGGGAATGCGTTCTTGGTTTAGAGATTTGTTTATTGGTAGTGGAGAAACTCAGAAGCTCGGTGCTTTTGACCCGTATATGAATGAGTACGTATTGTCATCCAATGAAATTAAAATTCCACAGGAAGAACCGGCACAAAACTGCGGAGTTAAACGCACCATTACTGTTACACAAGCCGACCCGCTTAGCTTCACAGTGAACCTTGGAGAAACCACAGGGGTGTGTACGATATCTTACGATATAATATCTATAGCCTCAGATGCAGGCGCAACAGGAGGCATAACCATAGCTGAAGACTACCAAGGAACCTCAACATTTATTAATACTCTTGGTGCAGGAACGATTACTTTCGACAAGAATAGTGTTGGAGATGATGATGTTGTTGTTACACTGACACCTTCATCCGGAGCGGGTAAGCAGACTGTTGTTCTTGAAATAACTGTAGGTTGCCCTGCGGCACAGCAAATAACACTTACGACTTTTTGTGTTAGCGATTCTGCTGATGCAGGCAAGTTTATTCATAATCAATATCAATGGACAGACGGTTCGTTTATCTCAGCACTTCAGAGCGAGCAAGTTGAGTTTTCACCGGGTAAACCCGCTATATCTGCACCTATTGTATCTTCCACAACAGTGGTTACAGCTCTTCAAGGAGGCGGTATAATACCTAACAACGGTGATGTTTTATCTGTGATAAGCAATGCTATACCACCATCAGATGATTACAAGTTTCAACCAAGTAATAGAATGTTGTTCTGTAGAAGCACAACGCTTTACCCTCCTACACTCTTAGGGTATAATTCTTTACTAACAGACCCCGGATTGCAGGTGCTTCCGCAGACAGGTGCAATACCTACAATCACAGGAACATACACGATTCCTGCAGCCGGAACAGAGGAGTATATGTATATTGTATTTGATTACTTTAGCTAAAAGATATGGCAGGAACAACAGGAAACTACACATTAACGTACAGCGAATCTTCAAAAGGATTCCCGTCTTTCTATTCGTACTACCCCGATATGATGATAGGTATGAACAACTATCTGTACTCGTTCAAGGGAGGGAATCTTTACAGACACAATACCAATGATAATAGGAACACGTACTATGGAAATTTCACAGCTTCGATGATGAAGAGTGTCTTCAACGACACTCCGTTAGAGAACAAGTTATTCAAGACTATTAACCTTGAATCTGATACAGCTTGGACAGGAGTATTTAGCTCAGACCAACAGACGGGAGGTTCTATTGATGCTTCTTACTTCGTTCAGAAAGAAGGTGATTGGTTTGCATTCATAAGAAACACAGGGACTACACCTGCGGGTGCGGCGGAATACCCGCTGCGTTCTTTGAATGGTATCAGCGCATCGGCAAGTGTAAACTCTGCAGCACCTGCGGCGGTAGAGATAAACTTTAATGTCAACACATCTATAGGTAGCATATTGAGTATTGGTGACACGCTGTATTTCATATCACCTGCACCCGCTCCACCACCCGCTCCACCATCACCTGCAACCCCCACATTGTGCGGTACGGTTACAGCAATAAATATAAACCTTCCTGCAGGCGTTAATCAGATTGTAGTGGACACATCGGCAGGGGCTATCCCTCCCGGACAGACTGATTATTTTTTATTCATAAAGAACCAAGTAGCAGAGTCACACGGGATATTAGGACACTACTGTGAGTTTACTCTTACTAATACCGATGTAACAGCAACGGAGTTATTTGCCGTTAAGTCTGAGGTGATGAAAAGTTTTCCTTAAAATTCCTATCTTTGTAGGAGTATGGAGATATTAGAAGTTTCTAAAATAGAAGAACAAAGACCCGAACAGATTCTTGAATATGTGCAACATAGCCGAGGTCTTATATGGGAAAGAATAGAAGATTTTAAAGACCAATTAAAAAAAGTTGAAGGAGTCTTGGAGCATACAGCAGGAACGTCTCAGTCAAAAGAGATGACAGAAACATATCCTTTAAAGCAGCACATTGAAAATGGTCTTTATACAAGGGAGTTGTTTATGCCCAAGGGTTCTCTTATTGTTAGTATGATTCATAAGCAACAGCACCCATCTTTTTTACTAAAGGGTAAAGTTTCTTATTTGACTGACAGCGGGGAGCTTAAAACAATAGTGGGACCTCATACTATTTTTACACAGACAGGGACTCAAAGAGTTCTTTATATTCACGAGGACACTGAGTGGGCTTGCGTATACAAAACAGAAGCAAAAACTTTTGAAGAAGCTGAGGCTGATGTTTACGCAAATAATTACAGAGAGTTACCTCAAGAAACTATAAATGAAATTAAAGAATTATGGCAGGAATAGCATTAGGATTAGGAATAGCAAGTTTAGCAGTAACAGTAGGAACAACCGCTGCTTCATTTGCACAGGCAGGCAAGCAAAAGAAATTAGGTGAGGCTGCTGAAAGAAAAGCAGATGATGCTATGAAAGACGCTCGTGCTGCTTTAGACGTGAACTACTTTGAGGACCTTGCTATCAACAAAGAGGCTTATGAGTTGGAGCGTGATGCTACGCTTCAAGCCGAGGCAGGAGCACTACAAGCTCTACAGGAATCCGGTCAGCGTGGTGTTGCAGGTGGTGTAGGAAGACTTGCGTTAGCAGGTCAGAAGCAACAAGCATCTACACGAACAGCTATGGCAAAAGAGCTTGGGGACCTTGAGAAGCTCACGGCTCAAGAGGACTCACGTCTTCGTGACCTTGGTGTTCAGTTAGACTTAGAGGAGGTTGCAGGAGCACAGCAAGCTGCGGCACAGGCGCAAGAGATGCGTGCCGCTAAGATATCTGAAGGAATACAAGGGATTGGAAGTGTGGCTCAACAGGGATTGTCTATGGTTCCATTGTACCAACAGAATCAAACAGCTCAAAGAGCGGCTATAGGAAAAATGGCAGGAACTGAAAGCGGTCTGAGTACACTTAAAAATACATTTGACCCTAATTCTATGAGTCCCTCAATGATGGATAATAATCCATTTAACATTAATGCAAGTCAGTTTGGAGATGCTGTCACACAGCAATACTATCAGAATATGAGTCCTCAACAGTATAGAGGATTTAAAAAAGGTATGTCAAAAACTCAAAGACAAAATTTATATTTTGGAAGTGATTTTACTAATGCTTATCAAGACCCAAATCAAGGACCTAATCTTTAAATAAACTATGGCTACCTATTATAAATACGCAGAGAGGAGCGCAGACTCAACAATAAATTGGGCGCAGGTCGGTAAAGGAATGACCGATATGCTTCAAGAAGAAGCACGTATCCGAGAGGAAAAGAAAGCGGCTATTGATGAGGCATCAAGGGAGTATGGAAAAACATTACAAGACTTACCTTCCGGTGAGTTTCAAACTGCAAACGAGTTTGCGATTAAGTTTGGCGGTAAGGCGCAGGAGCAGTTACTAATTCAAGACAGGTTATTAAAGTCGGGTATACTAAAGCCAAATGACTATGCGGTCCTAAGACAGAACCTCAACGACGGAACAACTCAGATGTTTGACTTAGCTAAGGAGTACGAGGCTGAGTATCAAGATAAGTTGTCAAGGATAGATAACGTAGACCCTGCTAATAGAAGTCAGCAATTAGAGTCTGCTTTAATGGCTCAGATAGAAGGGCTCAGTAACCTTTCAAATGTAGATGCTGTCATTAATCCAAACACAGGGGTGGTTAGCTTAGGTAAGTACATTACCAAGACCATTGATGGAAAAGAGGTTAGGGTCCTTAGCGATAGCCCTAACGACGTTGCTACGGTTGGTGAGCTTAGAAATAGAATCAAGTCTAAGTACGATTACTTTGATGTTGCTAAGGCAACAGCCAACGCAGCAGATGGTCTTGGAGAGGTAAAGACACAGATGCTTGATTTAGCTAAAAGAGGAGGAGATGCCAATACAATTTTCGCTATGTCTGACAAAAAAGAAGGAATGTATTTAACCAAAGCTGAATTGGCAAAACTTCAGAAACAATTAGCTGATAAAGAAATATCTAAAATAGAATTTGATGAGACTATGGCGGCTAACTCTTATTCGGGGGCAGAGAAGCTTCTTATTGAGGAGATGTTGGTTAATCCTTTTAATGTAACATCAATACTCACAGAGAATTTAACCGGAACTTTTACTGAAGAGTTTGATGAGGAGAAGGCTAAAGCGGCACACGCAAAAGGAGACCAATCTGTTATATTCTACAAGATGACACCTACGGGTCTTGAGGCGCAACCTACAGAGGAGCAAGAGAAAATGGCTTATGACTATTTAAAGACACAGCTACGTAGCAAGATATCAACAAGCAATGAGGCTAAGACAGCAGGTATGAAAAGTTACGACCCATTACGAGGAAAAATATATGATGATAACCAAGCCCTCAAAAACAACTACACTGCGCTTGATGCTTGGAACGGAATAATGACCGCCAAAAACGCTCAAGATAGAGACGCAAAAATTAACGCACTTATAAATAGTGATATTGCTAAAGAGAACAATTTGACAAGCATAGATTTCTCAAGGGTGGGAACAGATAATAAAGTTTACTATGTTAAAGATGGAACCAAGCAGTCTATTCCTTATGACGTAAATAATATGACTTTAGAGAACCACGCTTTGCTTGGTAACATTGTACACGGAATTAATGATTTGGAAAAAATAAAAAAACGTACCCCTAACTATACGAAAACATTGTCCTACTTCACGGACGAAGGTGCTCAAGCTTTTTCAAATACAAAAGCAGAACTTATTCCTACAGGAACTACCGCTTCTAAAAATTTAAAAAGCTACTACACAGAATTAGAAGCTGCAACGACTGTGGAGGATGTAAAAAATCTTCTTACAGAACAAGGTTTAGGTGTAAGTATAGATACGAATTCAGATTCATATTTTAATGACCCCGAAGTAATAACGTCAAACGGTAAAATTATAGCAAGGGCTCGTGATGGTAAATTTACAACAGAGGAACTTAAGAGAGCAGCAAAGCAATTTGCAGGTAAGAACCAAGAGACTATAACAAAGAATAGAGCTGTAACAGGTTCGTCAAGTATTGACTATTCAAATAAATAAAAAACAATGGACGAAGAGGTAGTAATTGATTTATTCAATCGTGCTAAAACATTAGGCTATGGCAAAACCATAGATGAATTTAAAGTTTTATTATCAACCGATAATGATGTTTTGAATGACAACTTTGAATATGTTAGAGGTAACGGTTATGCCAAAACTATTGATGATTTTAAGGTGTTAATAGGCTCTGAAGAACAGACACAAGTTGAACCTTTAAAAAAAAAAGAACCTACTCAAGCAGTGGGCGCAAGCATTTCGGAATCTGTTTCGGCAGATGGTTCTTCGGAATCCATAGACTTTACTGATTACACATCTGTTGCAGGCTCTCCTATGATGGAGGACTATCAAGAAAATGTAGCTACAGGAGATGTTCCGCAAGACGTAACCGTAGAGGATATTGTAGAGGTTACTTCTCAGCCAATGGCAAGAGACGAAAGTGCGTACACCGAAGGGTTAAGAGACATATCCCTTGAGGAAGATATGTTTCAGTCTGAGAGAAAAAGGTTAATGACTAAACTCGAAGCTGCGGAGAGCGGAATCACATACCAAGAAAGAAAAAACAGTAGGTATAATAATAACAGGTCCGACTCACAATTAAAAAGAGATAGGATTGTTTCGCAGATTAAAGAGCTTGAGGTTGCTAATGGCAGAAGAAAAGGAATTTTAACTCCATCTGAAGTAGTTTCTTTAGAAGAGGTTCTAAGCGGAGCAAAGCCACAGGTAGAATTAGGACCGGAGTTTTATAACTTTGCTTTAAACGCAGACGGAACTATAAATAAAGATAATATTGACGCAGCAAAGTTTGAATACAAAGAAAGGG